GACTGGCCGAGAGCTTGACGTTCGTGAAGGTGTAGTTGCCGGCAGCGCCGAAGGCCCGCAGCTCGTAGACGCCATCCGCGCCGGATGTGCGCAGCAGGCCGCTCAATGTGAAGCCGATCACGTTGCCGACGCCGGCGGTCGAGATGGCGATGCTGAACGGCGTGGCGAACCCGTTGCGGAACAGGATCAGACTGATGTCGTTGCCATTGGGGCCCGACACGTTGCCGCTGGCGGTGACGACATCCTCGATCACTGGCGCGCCGGCAACATGCGTCAGCGTGCCGTTGGCCAGGTCGCTGGTGTAGAAGCCCGGCGTGTCCAGCAGCACCGTGTTGAACGGCTTGATCGCCTGGGGCGCAGCGTTCAGCGCCAACGTGACCGAGTTCAGCGCCAGCATGCTGGACGCAGGCTGCACCGTTTCGATCATGTCCTTGATCATGTTGCGCATCACCTCAGCGGTGATCGCCTGCGTGTTGTTGTCGGCCAGAACCGTGTCGGCTTCGGCGTACAACTCATCGATTGATTTGATGGTCATGCGAATGCCCCTTGGTCGAAGCTGTTGTCGAATGATTGAAGGACCGATGGAGCCTGCCCAGCACTCAGCGCTTGCAACTGCGCATCGGTAAGGCGGGTGTTCCAGTAGCGCGCTTGCTTAAGCCAGCCACACATAAGACTGCCGTTCCAATGCCCGAATTGCATACGGTCAACAGTTACAGGAATCACCCCGGTCAGATCAACCTTGACTGGCGTGCCATCCACCGTCGCTGCGAAGTCGTCTGCCTTGTAAGCACCGATCATCTTGGTCTCGGTATTGAGCAGCATGGTGCCCGGGTTGATGTTCACCGAGGCTGTGGACGCGATGGCGACGTTGAACCTGGTCGATGTGTCTGCGCTTCGTGAGAAGTTCAGATAGTCGTTCTGTGCTGCGTTAGCTACGGCAAACAACCGCGAGAAGCCGGTATTAGCGTTGAAACTGCGGGCCGTGAATTGGATCGTTCCCTCCAAAGGATTCCAGAACGATGTGAAGGCCGCTCCGAGAATATTTGCTACATCATTTGCTCGACTGGCCGTTGCGCCTGCGGTCTTGATGATCGAGGTGGCGAAGGCTCCAGCCTCTACCTGCATCCACTGCACCGACCCCGTGACCGTCAGCGTCAACAAACCCGCAGCGGGTGTGAATGTCAGCGTCCTGCGATCACCAAAACCAGGCCCGACTCCAGCAAGATTGCCTGCAAATGCACCGGACAACGCGACCGAGCCGGTGCCGACGAAGCTCAGGGTGTGGGCCACAGCAGTGACGGTTACGTCCTGGGTGACGCCGACCGCGTTGTTCAGCACCAGATTGATCCGCGCCTCCTCTATCAGCAGCCCGCGTGCGGCCAGCGTCACCGGGTCGTAGTCGAACCGGGGCGCGTTGATCGCGGAGTCCTGCAGCGCGCCAGCAGCGTCGAAGTAGGTGGCGACCGTGGTGCGTGTGAACGTGATGTCAGCCGGCAGCACCGGACCGGTCAAGGCGTAGTCCCGGGTGGCTGGCGGGATGATGACAGCCTGGCCGCCCCTGTATTCGCGCCGACGACGGCTGATGAACATGGCCTAGAAACCTTCCCCGACGATGCAGTGCAGCGTCGTCCCAGTCGCCGAGATGTAGCTCAGCGTGTTCTGTCCGTCGCCCTTGGTGATCAGCACCTGCATCCCAGGCGGCACCGGGTAGTCGGCCGTTGTGGCTGCGATCGGCGCGTTGCCAACGCGCACATAGCAAACCGCTGCGCCGAGGTTGGTCAGGCAGATATTCTTGGCCTCCGGGTTGATTGCGATGCTCGCCGCTGCAGCCGCAGGAGAGACGACTTGGCCTTGGGTGTAGGCGGGAGCGAAAGGCGCGATAACCATAAAACCTCCGGTCAAATGGGACGCCACGCACGAAGGCGAAGGATCATGGCGTTGGACTTAACTTAAAGTGACCGACTGCAATTGCGCGTCGGTCAGGCGGGTATTCCAGTAGCGGATAGATTTAATCCGCCCATTCAAAAACTCCGCCCCGATGAGGTTGCCGATATGCAGCCTGTTCACTGTTGGCACCGTGCCCGATACATCCGTAAGCACCGCGCTGCCATTGGCCGCCGCCGCGAAGTCATTTAACTTGTATACGCCGGCAACGCTGAAAGAAGCGTTCACAGCAGCAGTACCTGGCTGGAGGTCGGCTTGCGAGACGCCACCCGTGACAACAGCAAGCTGCGGCTTGCTGGTCGAGTTGATGCGCGCCAGAGACACCACATTACTGACGGTCCCGTCAGACGCCGCCGCCAAGCGAGGCGTCAACCCCGTAGTCGCGCTGAACGACGAACCCACAGCGTTCAGCGTGCCTTCCACCGGGTTCCAGAACGCGCTGAAGTTTCCACCCGTAATGGTTGCCACATCGGCAGCGCGCACAACTGCCCCAGCGTCCACCGTCTTGATCACTGAAGTGGCGAAGTTGCTGAGTTCGAGTTGTGGCAACCCGATGCGAATCGTAAGGTCGACAGCCTCCCCTAGGCCGGGATGCGTGAGGAAGAAATTCATCGCCACGAATGCGGTGACAGACGCAACAAGGGTCCGACCGACCTCCACACGACCCGTACGCAACGAAACAGCATCGGATGCGACAGGGATCGGAGCGCCACCCGCCGATGAGCCATCGGCCCTGCGGTCCTCCAGGCTCACGGCCACGCTTGTGACCCCAGCAAAACTACCGGCAACCGCTCGGATGAAAGCGGAGCCGACCCAGCGCTGACCCATCACCGCAGCGGCAACCGTGCTGCCGATGGGCTGGGCGATGCCGATGACGGTGGCCGAGGAGGCAACCCCGAACAGGCGAATGTCTATGTACTCGATGCCGTCCTCCACGCCAGTACCGACAACCTCGCGCGTCAGTCCTTGCGTGCTTGTAGCCACCCAGCCATTAGGCAGCGTCCCCGGAGCGGCTGCGCCGACCATCGTGTTGTTGGGGAGGCTGTTGGTGCGGGTGTCCTCGACGATCATCCCCAACTGCCCAAGGGTGGATGGGTCGTGATCGAATCGCGGCGCGTCAATCGCCATCTCCTGCAAAACCCCATCGGCATCGAGCCTCGTACCCTTCGATGCGCGTGTGAAGGTGATTCCGAAAGGCAGCGCGGGGCCGGCAAGCAGATACTCGATGGTCGGAGAAGGGACGCTGGCGACGAAGATGCCAGGCGCCCTGTAGCCGTCAAATATCTGCGTCGGCGTGACGCCAGCCGGAAGAGAGGGGATCAGCCCCCGGACCAAGTTGCCCTGAAACGCGGCGACTCGAGACAGGTTGAACTTGTTGGATGAGATCGTGCAGCCGCGCAGAGCGGTGAACGACCCGTAGACATCGTCCGCCGCAAACGCCCCACCGCCTACCGGCGCGGTCGCATAGCCCAAGCCCGGGTCTGTCAGCCGGCAGTTGTTGAGTTCAACGCGGGTTGTCTGCGATGCCGGGTCAACGTCGATGGCGTTCACCGACGAGTCGGACACGATGATGGACATTTTGCCGGTGTAACGGCTATGGACCAACACGTTGTCGGAGTCGCTGACGGAGATGCGAACGTCGATAGGGTTCGTCACCACATTCCGCACCGACAGCCCGCGCAGCCCCCGGTCGCTCGTTGTGATCCCGGGCGGGTGCAAGTTCTCCAACACGATGCGCAGAATTGGGTTGACCGGGTTGGCTTCTATGTTCGACCAATCGAACAGCGCAAACATCGTCCACCCGATGCCGCACTCGACATTGCGGAGGGTGATGATGCGCGGGGCGTAGACGACTGCACCTGTCTTCGCCTGAACCCGGAAAAGAACCAGCAGACCATTAGCCTGGGTTCCGCTCGGGTCGCGTCGAATGTTGCTTATCAGGATATTGGGTGCCTGCACAGGGGCGTACAGAGAGCCGATATTCTGGTTATTCCCCAGCTCCACGAAGATGCCACCCGCGCCGCCAGCGAAGATGTACGTGCAGTCGTCGACAACGATAGTCCCGAAGTGCTGACCACCGTAATCCGACCGGGCCTGGACGATTGCCCGGGTGCGATGGAATACCGACCGGGTGATGCTGAGAAGGCCGCCGCCCCAGCCGTACTGCACCCCGCCATCGTCGCCGAGCTTGCACTTGTCCACGAACAGGTTGTGGCAGCTGGAGTGCACGTCAATGCGGTTGATGACGCAATCGGTGAAGTGGACCCCGTTGATGTTCTCGCCGTACTGCGCCCCCCAGCCGGTCAGTGCATTCATCTCCTCGACGTAGACATCGGCCACCTCGTTGAGAGCTAGGACATAGCTGCCAATTTCCTTGGTAACCGGACGACCCGTGGCGACGATGTTGCGGATCTTTATGTCGCTGCATCGGTAGAACGAGATGATGCCGTCGAGGCTGTCATAGGTCGAAGTCTCCCCGACCGGCGGCAGCAGCGTGAAGTTCTCGAACGTGACATTGCACCGCTCGAAAAGCACCAAGTTCAGATCGTTCCAGTTGTTCCGGTTCTCCCGTATGCAGAGATTCGAGATCGTCAGCGGCCTCAGCGAAGTCCGGCGATACCCGAGCGTGATGTTGGCGGCGAACGGCGACAAGTCCACGCTCAACCCATAAGACGCCTCGCCGTTGCGGTTGATCTTGAAGGATTGACGGTAGTTGGATGTGCCCGTGTTGCCGTGATTCGGGATGAGATACGGGGCTGTCAGGATCGCAACCCCGTGCCCGTCGAACAGTCCCCGAGTCGGGAACACCGACCCTTGCGCCAAGTCCGCAGCGGCCACCGCGCCCGCGACAGTAACGAACGGGCACGCCGGGTCGATCACCTCGTAGGTCACGATGTTGAACGGTGTACCGGGATATGGGGGCGGGACGAAGCCGTCGATGGGCACGACCTCAGCACCCGCGAAATCGACCGAAGTGTTCACCTGAATACGGGCGTTTGCCTGGATAGCGAATCGCTGCACGCCTGCGTAGCTGACGTTCGCGCCAGTCTGATTTGCCGCGTTGTGGACACGCCTGATCGCATCTGTGTCATCCACCACGCCGTCGCCGACGACGCTGTTCTTCGCGTAGATGGTGCCGCTCGGGGCGCCAGCGTTCCCCACGTAGAGCCGCAGTGCCGAAGCCGCGACGCGCCGATCCTGCCCGGAGCTGGCCTGGCCAATCGGGATCTGGTCGGCGTCAGAGACCGTGTCGCCGCCCTGCGAGAGGCTGTTGATGGCCATCAGCCAATCCTCCATGCGACACCGTCGCTGTAGACCGGAACCTGGTTCGGGCCGCCGCCGGCGACCACCGACGCAAAGGTGGTCGCAGTCGCGTCGGACACGAAGGCTCGCGCCCCGGAGCCAGCGCTTGCAGCAGACGGCAGCGCGGCCGCAGCAACCGGTGTGGACCCCTGCGCGTAGGCCCGCAGCGCCGACGCAGCAAAGCGCCGATCCTGACCAGAGCTGGCCTGATAGAGCGGCAGCTGATCACCGTCAGCGATCGGCTTACCGGCCTGGTTGAGGTTGTTGATGGCCATGGCCCTATTCCAGGAAGTCGAGGTCGCCGCCCTGGCCGACTCGCAGGGGGTTGAGGTCTGGCGGCGGGAAGAAGGGCTGTTCCGTGTTCCAGCCCCGATTGCCGGCGCCGCGCGGCATCGTGCTGGGCATCTGCTGCTCGATGGGCGTGGCAGCGCGCCAGAGCAGCGTGGTGTAGCCTTCCTTGGCGGTGCTGTGCGTCGTCTGGCTCAGCTGCTTGCCCTTGCCGGCCGCGAGGCGAATCGCCAGGTTCAGGTAGACCGTCTCGACGGCCATGTCGGGCAGGCCGGAGTCCACATCCAGATCGGAGTCGCCGGGGCTGGCAGGGAAGGCATAGCCGACGCGGACGCCCTTGGCCTCCCAGGTGGCCATCATCGTGTCGAGCCGGCGCAGCGCGGTCTGCTGCTCTTCGGGGGAGATGTCGAAGACGTAGCCCTGCAGGGCCAGCTCGCCGTAGGCCTCGTCCACGATCATCCGCTTCGGCCAGCCCATCTTCAGCTCACTCGGCCAGCTTCGCGGCGATCCGCTCGGCCAGCTTGGCATCGCCGATCTTCGGGCTGAACTCGATGCCCAGCTCGGTGGCCTTCTGCTCCAGCTCGGCGCGGGTAGGCGGCTTGGAGCTGTCATCGGCGGGCAGCTTGTCACCGGCTGGTTCGGCCAGCTTCGCGGCGGCCTGGTGGGCCTCGTGAGCCTCCTTGGCTGCCGTCGTCGTCTCGTGCCAGCCCTCGGCCAGCGCAGTGTCGCGCTCGTCCTCATCGGCCACGATCAGGGTCGAGAAAAAGCCGCCATGCATGGGCTCAAGGCCCGGCTGGCGGAAGAGCATCTGGGGGAAATCGTTCATGCGGCGCCTCTTCAAACAAAAAAGGGCCGGCGAGGGGAGATGCCCCGCCGGCCCAGCTCCACTTAGGCCTGGCCGAACAACAGCACGCCCGCCATTTCTGGGTTCGTCATCCCGACGCCGAAGCGCGTGTCGCAGCGGTACTTGTATTTCTTCGTGTTGATGTCGAAGAACTTGTAGAGGATCACGTCGACGCCGATTTCGGTGGTGCCGCGCATGAAGCCGGCGCCCGCGCCCATCATGTCGTTGTCGACGCCATTGCGTCCCGGCAGCAGCTCGATGGCGCGCTCGTCCCAGAACGGTGCGGCGTTGCTCGAGGTGGTGTTCAGGAAGGTGATCGGAGCGCCAGCAGCCGGCGCGACCGTCACGTTCTTGTATTCCAGCTCGGCCTGCGTCGGCGCCACGTCGGCCGAGATGATCGGCGGGCTGATGCTGACCGTGCCGGTACCGCCCGCACCGGTGACGATGGCGACGATCGTGAAGGTCTTCAGCTGGCCGGTGTCGACCTTGCTGATGTGGTGCACGGCGTTGACGCCTGCGATCGTGAACTTGTCGCCAACCTTGACCGTGCCGCTGGTGACAGTGATTGGCAGCGTCTGGTACCGGTTGTCGACGTTGCCGGTCTCGCCGGTCACCGCCGTGCTCGTGGCCTTCGGGATGTAGCGCTGGTTGGCGCTGGTCACCGTCACCGTCACGCCGGCCGCAGCGGTCAGGCGATAGGTGTAGTCCGACTTGAAGGTGTCGAAGCCGCTGACGTGCCCGATGAAGGCGTTCTCATAGGCCGGGTTGACCTTCGAGTTCGGCGAGGTCTGCGGCTTTGCCAGCGAGCTGGCCATGCTGTTGTAGTCGCGGGCGTGGATCGCCGCGACACGGCGCGAGCTGTCGCCGACCAGGCCCTGCTCGATCATCAGCGCGTCGGCCGCGGCCAGGTCGTCGAAGCCGGAGGCCGGAGCTGTGCGCTTGACCACCAGCGTGCCCTGCACTGCCGCGACGTTGGCGCAGGCGATGTTGATGTCGGTGGCCAGGCGCTGCATGGCGCTGCGGTACTTGCGATCGCGCTGCTGCGGGTCGTTCAGGTCGTTGCTGGTCATCGCCCAGGGGACCGACTTGTCGAAGCCCAGCGCGATCGGAACGGACAGCTGGGTCACATCGGAGAACGAGGCACTGATGTCTGTGCCGGCGGCGCCATCGACCGAGACGCTGACGTATGGCACAGGGCGCCAGATGGCTGTGCCCTGCGATCGTTCGAGGATGACGGGATCGGCGTTGAACTTGGAGACGTTGCGCCCGAAGGTCAGCAGGTCATCGAAGCCGGCCAGCAGCTCGTCGAAGAAGACCGTCTCCTGCTTGGAGAACGCCGTCGCGCCCAGCACGAGGCCGGAGCGAGTCATGAAGCCGAACAGCTTCTGATGGATGGAGTGGCCGATGAAGGCCACCATGGCGGCCGCGAAGGCCACGATGCGAAGTGCGCAAGTCTTGACCACGATGGGCCTCCTGAAGGATGAGTGAACAGATGCGGCAGCGCCGCGTTGCTTTACTCATCCGCTCAGGGCCGGACGGGGGCCTCATTCACTGCCCTTGAGGTGGGCGATTCCTTGCGCCGTGAGGTGGCGCGGGCCGCGGCCGAATCAGGCCGCTTGTTTCTTCTGCCGCAGATACGCGGCCACCTTCGTGCGGTCGCCGGTCTTGTCGGCCTGGGCCTGCAGCTCGGTCAGGCGGCTGTCGACGGCGGCCGAGCCTGCCACCGAGGAGCGCACGACCCGATCGGGCGGCGGGGCTGATTTGCGTGGGGTGACTTTCAATTCCGTCTCCAGCTTGCCAATGGCGATTGCGAACTTGACCGGGTCATCGATGGTGGCCAGCTGCTTGGCGCGCTTCGGGTTCTTGCCCAGCGCATAGCGCAGCAGCGCCGAGGTCTTGGCATCGTCGGGGCCGCCGAGCACGATGCCCTGCTGGACGGCGGAGAAGGTGTCCTCGAAGGCCAGCGCTGCCTCTTCCTGGTCGGCGACCTTGAGCGTGGCGGCGGCCTTGGTGACGGCATCGATGCGGCCGGACCACCTGGTGCGCTGCTGCTCCTCGGCCTGGGCCTTGGTGCGCTGCTGTTCGTCGGCCGAGGCCTTGCGGGTCATCCAGGCATCGAGCGCCAGGCCGAACTTGTCCTCGTCGAAGTCGATGTCCGGGTCGGAGAGCTTCGGGCGCTCGCCGACGGTGACAGCAGCCGTGGCGCCAGGGCCCTTCAGCCGGGCGATCTCGGTTTCGCGCTCGCGCAGAACTCGGGTCAGCTCGCGGTTGCTCTTGCGCAGTTCCCGCAGCCATTCCGGCGCGCGGCGGGCGTCCTCGTCGTCATTGGCAGCCGGCTCCTCGCCGAGCCCC